GGCATCATATTTAGTTCAGGTTTCATTATATAATTTTCTTATCAAGTTAATGTGGAGTTAGTATAACAGATATTTAAATAGAGTCAAGCTTTTATTCGCTATATAATACCATTAAGGCATCTAGTATTATATCATCTATTGGTGAATGTTTAGTCAATTTATTTCTATCAAATGTTGGGTATTGTTTTAAATCTATATCACAATACCCTTTATTTGAGATTGTTGCTTGTGTGCATATAAATGTTCTAGTACACCTATATGCCCAATATGGCATTAATAAAGACTCATTAGATACTCGACATAAAGAATCCATAACCACAGAGTCTAAATTACCTCTAGTCCAAATTAAATCTTTTTCTGGGTAAACATTGAATGATTTAATAAAATTTCGTAGATATGTAATGCCTTGAGTAACCGAAACATCTTCTTTAGATGGATAATATGATAATTTTTTAATATTATCGCATTGAGTAGTCCACCAAGCAATAGTACTTTTATCAGTAGTTCTTTTATATTGCTCTACTTGCTCCTTAACTTTAAATTTAACAAATAATGTATCATCCCGTAAGGATTCAATTGTGTGGTTAGGTTTATTAACATCAACATATAATATTGCTGCTGATAGTATTACAGATTCTGACGAAATACCTAGAGTTTCAATATCAAAAAAATACATGTATCTTCTCCTACGCTATTAATGAAATAAATTCTTTAAGAAAAACTCTATTAATTTTCTTATTTATTGCTATTTTGGTAAACTGTTTTGCAATTGCTTTTACAGAAGATTTTTCAGTTACTTCAAAATCTTCAATTTTTAGTTCTAAAGCACTATTTCTTAATATAAAACTCCTATCAAACATTATATTGGTGGAACTAACATACTTATGTTTTTTAAGATATAGTTTACCAGATTCATATTCATCATGGGAATTAAAATAACATTTTATAGCATCTTTTTTTATTTCTTTATCTGTTACTATACGAAAACCAATTACATTATCTGATATTTGATCCCGTAACATTTTAAATAATCCTCTTGTTATTGCTATAGGATCTATATATATATCTGCCAATGATGTAATTTTAGTCTCTAAATTTCTCAATACTACAAGAGTTTTTGCTCCAAACGCATAATTATGTAATGATTGTTGAAATTTATTACCCTTCCTAACTGCAGAATATTTAGAATAATTAGATTCCCCATCAGTTAAAAATATAGTATGTGCAAACTGTATTTTATTGTGTGATTTAAATTTTGGAATAATATCCATTGCTAAAATAATAGCATCATTTAGCGGAGTGTCGCCTAAACTAAATTTCACTGGTATATAGGTTCTTTGATCAATAGTAGGAATAGTATTAGAGTTAAGTTGAGAACCATCAAAACATAATAATATATTTGCCATTTGTTTAAATTCTTGATTGCTCATAGAAGAACTAAAAAAATTTAACAAAGTACATTCATATTTTGAAAAATTAATACCTTCTGGATAGTTAAATTCTGGTCTAGCATTTCCATATTGATATCTTGATGTAAAGCCATAAACCTCATATGGAATATTTAACTTTCTACAGAATAATAGTACATTTAATAGTTGTTTAATTGTATCAGATAGATTATATCTCATAGACTGAGACCAATCTAAAAATAATACAATCCCATGAGATTTTCCATTTTGTATATTAGTAGTAGTTCTAAAAATATCATCTGTTATTTTGTATGCAAATAATCGTTTTTCATTTAATATTCCAGTTTTAGATACTTTTACTTTCTGATACCTGTCAGCATTTTGTTTTAAATTAAATTCATTAACTAAATATTGAATAACATTAAGATTTTCTTTTAAAAATTTATTATATTGGATCAGATTTGTTTGTAATGGGGGATTATTATAATTAGCATATATTTCTTCAATAATTTGTTTAGGTTTAATAATAAATTCTTTAGAATCTGGGACGTTTACATTTATATATTTTTTTTCTTTACCACTATCAGATAATATTGTTTCAAATTTACGATTAAATACTATTTGAGATTCTATTATTAATTCATCAATATCATTAATTTCACCATCATTAGGATCACCTAAATGATTAGCATACATACCATCTAAATCTTCTATGTCATCCAAATCTTCTATGTCATCTAAATCGAGGTCTATATTATCAAAATCTCCATCCAAATTAACTGAATATTTACTTTCATTTAATTCTTTAACATAAGATTCTAATTCTTTAGATATTTCAATAACATCTTCAAAGGTGTTTGTTAAATTTATTTTATCAAGAAAATATTGTTCGGTTTCGGTAAAATTTATGTTTAAATCTGCACCAACTTTAAAATATATATTAAGTCTATCTAAAAATCCTCGGTCATTAATATCCGCAGAATATTCATCACCAAAAAAGTTAAGAAAATATAATTCTTTATATCCACTACCGAATATTTTATTCAATCCTGAATATTTTGTTTTAATTTTTCTCTCAATTCTGGCATCTTCAACGATGTTTAAAATACCTTTATTAACAGTCTTTATATTTTCTAACCAAGCATCCGTTGGAGAATGTAAAAAATGACTAACTTCATGAGCTAAGAATACATCCAATACATTAACCGATAAATCTTCTTTAAGATTAGGAAGATATAATGTACGAGTTTCTAAATCACAACTAGCTGTAGTTTGGTTTCTATATTCAACATTGATATTCTCTGTTGCCAATAATTTAGCTAATAAAGTTTTTGCTTTTGTGTGTACTAATGCCATAATTTAAATCCTAAGTTTTATAATATGGCATTAGTATAAATGATAATAGCTTATTAGTCAAGCTATTATTTGAGATTAAATTGAAAGTTTATTTTTTCTGAAATTTGCGAGAACCATTTGGTATATATTTTCTCGATTTTTAATTTCTCCAGGTTTAGAGAAATGTTTGATGATATTGTCCACGATGGTATTAATTGGTAGTGTTGGATCTACCCAGAAGTTGGAATTATTATAATTTAGTAACATTATTTCTCCAAAAGTTTTAATTGTGTTAATAATCTATTATGTTCTGGTATTAATTTATCAAGTAATATTGTTGATATCTCTAATAATGACTCCTTATTTTTGTTATCAGGAAGTTTTTTATTTAAAGCTTTTAAATAAGTATATTGTGCTAATAATATAGGATCTATTTTATCAGGAAATCGTTTCATTTACAGACCAATTTTCCTATTCGTTTGTTATAAGAGGCAACCCAATCCACCATAGCTTCTCTTCCTTCCTTCAAAGTTATCTTTTTGGAACAAATAAGTTTTTTTATTTTAACTTCCAAACGATCTTTATTTTTTGCTGATGGACAAGAATTCCAACTCTGCAACCATAAATTATTATTATCTAATAAAGCACCGCCGCTGGACAAAGGAATTTTATGATCCAATTCAAATAGTTTATCATCAGATTTTGGAATACCATACAATTCTAATTGTTTATATTTAATTTTGTTGGTAGCACTAGCAGTTGGACGTACAGTACTTGTCCAATTAGGAACACAAATATTTTGAGAGATATTTTCTTGAGTAACATTTGGATTAATTGCCCCAATTGCTTCTTTTGGTATAGTTTGAGCTATACTAGTAGATATTGAAAATAGAAATATGATTAAAAATTTATACATTATGATATTCCTTTTTGTTTAGACACTAATATTTATATTATCTAATCCCAATACATCTTTGATGAATAGTTCACTATTTCCATTTTTACTTTTAATGTTGAGTTTATAATTATAGTTTTTGAATAATCATATTTATTATTATGAACTAAATTAGACTTTTCAATAAAATTTTCTGTGGTATAGACCTTTCTTGTCATATGAACAAATCCTTTTAGTATAGAATCCTAGTATTGAGTTATGTGGCAGATCCTTACTAAAGGGATTTTCGGACTCGATTTCCTAGCCACATAAGTATTTATATAATTCTGGTTTTACAATAATTCATCCAACGAATTTGCTATATCTTTATCTATTCTAGTTTGAGAGTAAATTGGTAAAAATAAAGATTTTAAATTCGAACCTTTACTGGAAATTACTTCATTATATTTCACTTCTATAATTTTTCCAACATATTGTTCTGGATTATCTCGTTCACCTTTTAAATGTTTAAATCCAGAACCAACATTAACTCTTAGTAATCCATCTGATGTTTCACAAATTAAACTCCCCAACATATTTTCAAATTGAGTTCTTTCTGCACCAAATTCAAACCCAACACAAATTAGATCTGCGGTAGATTCATTTTTCAATTTTAAATAATCATTTGATCGTTTAGATGACCAAATAGCATCCGAATTTTTTAGAATACAACCCTCTAAACCAATATCAAGATTTTTCTGATATTGCTCTAATACTTCTTCTTTGTTATTTACATATTTGCTATCAACTACTTTGATATTTTCTACACCTTCGAACATAAATTCTAAAGATTCAAACCTAACATCATATCTAATAGCACTAGATTCTTGAATGAAATCCTCATATGGAATATAATCCCAACATACAAATAATAAATTATCGGATTCTTCTTCTGAGATTGTCCCTTTAATAGCTTTATTTACAAAACCATTACCTAATTTTCGATTTGCTATAATACCTTTTGGTGCATATAGCAATTCACCATCTACTATAAATCTGGATTTATTAACCAAAGTAATATTAGAAAAACTTTTTGGTATTGAAATAAGATTCCCATTTCTTGTTGTAATAGAAATACAATTACCATTATCAAATTCTAAGTTAAGGCGACTACCATCCATTTTTGTTTGCAATATAGCAGGATATTTTATTTTAGATTCAGTTTTAACATTAAATTTGTTGCATAATAAAATTGGATAATCTGGGACTAATTTTTTCCAAACTTTATTAATAATAGAAGTTCCTGTTCCACATTTTAAATCTCGTTCTAATATTCTATAAATAACTTCTTGATCAGAAATAGATGAAGAATTTAGTAATTCTTGAACAAATTCTATTGCTGCATTACCTGTCTTAGCTCTCGATGCTATAACCCCAACTAATTCAACTAAAGTTTCTGATAGAGGTTTATTTCCTGTTGATGTAGATTCTGGACGCTTTTTAATAAAAAATCTAATTTGAGGATCATATGTTAAATGACATACTTCCTTTAGAGTTTGGTTATCTGCATGAGATAATAAAATAGTAGTTTTTTCATTAGATGATTTTGTTGAATTTAAATCATTTAAAATTTGTAGTATAGGCATAATATATTTGTCCAATCAATTTAAGATGTAATTATTATAACATATTCTTGGTTTCTGTCAAGCTTTTTCACAATTAGGATAGTTACAATACAAATTATGTAAAGTACATGATCCATTAATTTTGTTTTCACATACTTTCATAGTGTTTCTAGCATTTTTTATTAAAATATAAGCATCGACTTTTTTAATAAATTCCTGACACCCAACTTGAAAATTAATTTCATCAGTAGAACACATTGGGTCTAAACAATAATTTGCTATAAATTTAGCTTGTTTTAATAATTCTATTTCTGAGTCTGCCACAAATAAACCTCTAGTAAGTGTTTTGGTAAATTATCTGTATCTAGTCCAGTTATATTATTACGATATATCAAAAACGATTCAAAGTCAAAGTTTTTGTATCTACATAATAACCAAGCTTTTCTAATGTAATAACAGATCACCAAAAACGCTATAAATAGAATAATCAATAACCCCAACAATACATATTCTTCAGGCTGCATTAATTTTCCAGATATTCAATATCATATCCACGATTTTCATAACATCTTATCCAATCAACCAAATCTTCAATATGTTCTTCTCCAACATGAACCTCTTTATAATAATCAATTGGTCCTTGTTGAAAATAGTCACCATCAAAATAAACTGGAATTTGTTCAATTCCAGTTTCAGATAAAATCCAATTTGTATATTCTAATGCTGGATTTTCACTATTAAGAATAGTATTGAGAATTCCTCTTGGAACATCCCAACTTGCAAAATACTCAAATTGGGTTTCATATGCACTAGTTTTTATAATCTGTATTTGTCTAGTTGCTACGATTTCTAAGCCCATTTAAGCCCCTCTAGGATGCAATCCTGATTTTCTAATGTATTGGTGTGGTTCGGTGTCTAAAATGCCATCAGCAACGATTTTATCAACCATAGCATACAATATCGACCGTACTTTCTCTTTAGATTGATATTCGTTATCAATATGTATTGTTTTAGCATCTTCATCCATGCGAATAAATAGTTGACCAAATCCCAATTGTTCTAATTCCCAATTTAAATGTATATTACAGGAAAATAGATCCGGTATTACAATTTCAGGGATTTTAGTAATCATGATGATGGTGTCCAAAACCATGATGACCAAAAGGTTGATAATATGGTGTTGTGTATCCAAATCTTGATGGATATGGATTATAGTTGTAAGTATAATCAACTACTGGTCTAGTATAATATGGTTGATAACCATAATTATAGGGTGTTACCGCACATCCTGATAAAAACAAAAATGCTATAAAAATATATTTCATTAAAAATCCTCTGTAATATCTCTAGGATTTTGTATCCAAGAATCAATTTCATCTAATAGTGGATATAAAAAATACCCAACCATAGCATAAATATAATAATGTGTAGCACCAAAATATTTTTCTACTATAGTAAATACCAATGTCCATAATGCTACAAATACAAACAATTTACAAAATAATAGCCTTGCTTTTTGCCAACCCATTTTACCACCTTATTTGCTGAGAACTACGTTTAACAAAAGAAAACCCTTTTTTATATAACAACCAACTACCTCTAGTGAAATCTAACCTTTTAACAAAAGATCTATTAGATTTCATGTATCTATTAACCAACCAAGTATATTTTGGTTCTTTACTTCTAGGATATAAATTTCTATAGAATAATTCCGTATAAGCCATATTAATTAAAAGCCTTTACGATTTCTAATGCTGAAGTTAATGCTAATAATATTAAACAATAACTAGTTATTGTCCTATATCGATCATTTCTCCTTTCTAACTTTTCTAAGACTTCTATTGCTCTAGTTATTATTTGTTCTTTTGCTAGTATATCAGATTTTAAATATTCAGCATCTTTATATGTAACCCAATAACCATCTTTAACTTCTATAAATGGAACGATTCCTAATTTACAATTATATCTTTTCATTTAATTTTCCGTATAAAATTTCGCTAAGGTTTTAGCTAAACTAGGTCTATTTAAAATATCTAGTTCTGGATGAATTTCAAATTGAACTAATGTATTTAATAAATTATATACCATATCGCCATTAGATAATGGAAATACTTTTTCAAAATTGTCTATAATATTTCCTGTTTCCCAATCAGACGAATATTTAAATGCTTGCATAGAAATAACTTCATATACAGTATCAAAATCTGTCAAATTTTCTAATTCTGTTAGTGTTTCAATTTTTAACATTTAAGTATTCTCGGCTTATACCATACATTGTTGCATAGCTTCTAAACCTCTGGTAAAGAATCTATCATCACGATCATTTATCCATTCTATAAAATCTTCGCTAGACCATTCACCTTGTCTGACTCGAACATAAACATCATCAACTGTTACTTCATCATTCATCATAATTTCCTATTTGTTAAAGTATGAGATATTATATCATATTTTAATATTGTGTCAAGCTCTTTGTTAGATTATTTAATAACTCTTTATGCAAAAATCATTAAATAATCTTCCTTAGAAGATTTTGAGTTCTTAACATTCCTATTATAAAGTTTCTTTGATAACTCCACTTTAGGTTTGTTATACAAATAGCAGTTTTTCGCTACTAAATTATTTATTACTTTCTTTTTCATATTAGTTCCTCATTTAAATTGATAATTCTACCATATTTTTTGTTTTTAATACACTCTTTAATTTTGATTTTAGCACCTTTTCTATATTTAGAAGTTATACAATTTCCTAGAGTTCTCTTTGATCCATATGCTAACATGTT